CCGACCTCAAAAAGAGGTAACGCCACAAAAAAGTGAGTTAAGTCCACGTAGAGACTACCCCCTATCATGTTTATAGGATAACTACCGGTACCTCTTCGCGGGTTACATAGGAGTACCCCCTATAACATCTTTTAGGATACCTACGTGGCAAAAACGCAGAGTTAATGTAGAACACCCCCCATAGGGAAGTTTGACAGCCTCAAAAAATCAGTTACTATTACGTATCGGTCTACACGGACTTGCGCACAATGACAATTGAACTCACGCCAGAATTCGGGGTGGAGATCATCCCAGACATTCCATACCTCGACCTGCGAGAAAGGGCCGAGGCCGCCTGCCGTTCCATCCTTCTATTAGAAGAACATGGACTGGAGGTGCAAGAACCCAACGAGGAAGATGCACAAACTGCGGCCACGCTGACGACGGCGTACGCCAGCAGCCCACACAACACAAGTAATGCCGTGTCACATGCACGTGCATCAACGCTGACGCCTGCCTCGCTCTTGGATATTCGCTCATACCTTGACGAGTACGGCAGGGCTGTGGTCACACATGCCATTGAGGTGCGTCACACGGTGACAAACCGGTTGCTGGAGGAGTCTCGGAACCCCGATCCACGCATCAGAATTCGTGCACTGGAGCTTTTGGGCAAACACAGCGACGTGGGCCTGTTCACCGACAGGTCAGAAGTGACAATTACCCACCAGTCTACGGACGAGTTGAAGGCGCGGCTGCGTGCCAAGCTCCAAAGATTGATCCAAAGACCCGATCTGCCCACCGATGCGGTGGAGATTGGTGGGGATGTGATCGACGTGGATGCAGAAATGGGCTTGAGCACCCCGAAAATGGTCGTCGAAGCGGAAATTCCACAAGAAATTGCAGAAAACGTGCAAAAACCGGCTTTATATGAGCCGGAAAACGAGTCAGAAGCAGTTTTTGGAACGCCCCGTGCGGATTTTGATGACTAACGCCACTTCTCTGAGTGCAGAGGACTTTACGGACGAAGAAATCCGGCTGATGCTGGACAATATTGACGCCTATACCTCCGAAGAACAGGCTGAGATTGAGAAGATTGCAGACATCATCGACAGCCGCAAGACGGCAAAAGCATGTTTTGACGATCTGGTGGAGTTCTGTAAGCACATGCAGCCAGACTACAAGGTGGGTAAGCACCACCGCAGGTTGGCAAACCTCCTGATGGACATTGCTGTGGGTAACAAAGACCGTGTGTGCGTGAACATGCCACCACGACACGGCAAGTCGCAGATGGTGTCTATCTATTTCCCGGCTTGGTTTCTGGGAAAATACCCGAACAAAAAGGTGCTGATGGTCTCCCACACCACAGACCTCGCCGTGGACTTTGGCCGCAAGGTCAGGAACATCATTGACTCAAGTGACTACAAACTCATCTTCCCCAACGTCGGACTTGCCGCAGACTCAAAAAGCGCAGGACGCTGGAGCACAAGCGCCGGTGGCGAATATTTCGCCTGTGGTGTCGGCTCTGCTCTGGCTGGCCGTGGTGCTGATTTGCTTCTTGTCGATGATCCTCATAACGAACAGGACATCATCAATGGAAACTTCGACGTATTCGACAAAGCCTACGAGTGGTTCACATACGGTGCCCGTACCCGTCTTATGCCGGGTGGACGAGTTGCAATTGTTCAAACCCGCTGGCACCAGAATGACCTGACAGGGCGCGTCACCGGCGACATGAGGGCCAACGAGGGCTCTGATCAGTATGAGGTGATTGAGTTCCCAGCCATCGTAGACACGGAGCAGACAGACGGAAGCGTCGTCCAGAAACCGCTGTGGCCTGAGTTCTTCGACATGAAGGCGCTCTTGCGCACCAAGGCGTCAATGCCTACGTTCCAGTGGAACGCGCAGTACCAGCAGAACCCCACCGCAGAGGAAGCGTCCGTTGTCAAGCGTGACTGGTGGAAGCTGTGGGAGAAGGAAGACCCACCAACATGTGAATACGTGATCATGAGTCTGGACGCGGCGGCTGAGAGCCACAACCGCGCTGACTACACAGCCCTGACAACTTGGGGTGTGTTTGTGAACGACGAGGGTGCGTACAACATCATCCTGCTCAACTCAATTAAGAAGCGTCTGGAGTTCCCTGAACTCAAGGAGCTTGCCTACGCCGAGTACAAGGACTGGGAGCCCGATGCGTTCATCGTGGAGAAGAAGTCCGCAGGCACGCAGTTGTATCAAGAGATGCGCCGTACTGGGATTCCTGTGGGGGAGTACACCCCACACAGAGGTAGCGGAGACAAGCTGGCACGGTTAAACTCTGTAGCAGACATCGTGCGTTCTGGGCTGTGTTGGGTGCCTGACACCCGCTGGGCCGAGGAGGTCGTGGAGGAGATAGCAGGTTTTCCATTCATGAGTAACGATGACTTGGTGGACTCGACGGTCATGGCGTTGATGAGATTCCGACAGGGAGGCTTCATCCGATTGCCTTCTGATGAGCCGGATGAGATTCGATATTTCAAATCCCGCAAGGGCGGGTACTACTAAGGATAGATCATGGCAGCAGCAGATTCAATAGGAAAAGGCTTGTACTCCGCGCCGCAAGGACTGGAGAGCTTGGGTGACAGTATCGAGGTCACGATGGACGAGGAGTCCACGGTCAACATGCTGCCTGATGGCGGTGCAGAGATCATCATGGGTGAGGCCACCGACGAGAAGGACGAGTCTGACTTTGAGTGCAACCTTGCAGAGCACATCGACGAGGGCGTGCTGCACACTCTGTCGAGTGACTTGATCGAGTTGTTTGAGGCCGACATGGTGGCCCGCAAAGACTGGGCTGACACATTCGTCAAGGGTCTGGAAGTGCTGGGCTTCAAGTACGAGGAGCGCACCGAGCCGTGGGACGACGCCTGCGGTGTGTATTCCACAGTGCTGGCCGAAGCTGCGATTCGGTTCCAAGCCGAGACCATGAGCGAGACATTCCCTGCTGCTGGCCCTGTCAAGACAAAGATTCTTGGCAAGGTGAGCAAAGAGAAAGAAGAAGCTGCTGAGCGTGTCAAGAACGACATGAACTATCAGTTGACCGAGCGCATGGTCGAGTACCGGCCAGAGCACGAGCGCATGTTGTACAGCTTGGGCCTTGCAGGTAGCGCGTTCAAGAAGGTGTACTTCGACCCACTGCTGGGTCGTCAAGTCTCTATCTATCTTCCAGCAGAAGATGTGGTGGTGCCGTATGGTGCGTCACACATCGAGACCGCAGAGCGCGTGACCCACGTGATGCGTAAGACAAAGAACGAGATGGACAAGCTGATGGCCAGCGGGTTCTATCGTGAGATTGACCTTGGCGATCCTCAGTCATTTCCCACAGATGTGGAAAAGAAAAAGGCTGAAGAAGGCGGCTACACAATCCAGAACGACGAGCGTTACACGCTGCTGGAGATCAGTGTTGACATGCTGATTGATGGCGTGGACGACGAGGAAGATGACCTGCCTAAGCCTTACGTTGTGACCATTGACCGTGGCACAGGAGAAGTTCTTTCTGTGCGTCGCAACTGGGAAGAAGATGACCCGCTGCGCTTAAAGGATGACCACTTCGTGCACTACGTTTATGTGCCCGGTTTTGGCTTCTATGGTCTGGGTCTTATCCACATCATTGGTGGCTACGCACGCGCAGGCACTTCGATCATTCGTCAACTCGTTGATGCTGGCACATTGTCAAACCTGCCGGGTGGCCTGAAGGCTCGTGGCCTACGTGTTAAGGGTGACGACACACCGATCAACCCCGGTGAGTTCCGCGATGTAGACGTGCCAAGCGGCTCGATCAAAGACAACATCATGATGCTCCCATACAAGGAGCCATCACAAACACTGCTTGCGTTGTTACAGCGCATTACTGAAGAAGGCCGTCGCCTTGGCGCAATCAGCGACATGAACGTGTCGGATATGAGCGCAAACGCACCCGTGGGCACCACGCTGGCATTGCTGGAGCGAACGCTCAAGCCCATGGCGGCTGTGCAAGCTCGTGTGCACTATGCGATGAAGCAAGAGTTCAAGCTCTTGAAGAAAATCATTGCAGAAGAAGCACCCGAGGAGTACAGCTACCAGCCTGAGACTGGCCTGTCCAGAGCCCGCAAGACTGACTACGCGATGGTGGATGTCATCCCCGTCAGCGATCCCAACAGCAGCACGATGGCTCAACGTGTGGTGCAGTACCAAGCTGTGTTCCAGATGTCTCAGTCTGCGCCTCAGATTTATGACCTGCCCTACTTACATCGTCAGATGATTGAAGTGCTGGGCATCAAGAACGCCGACAAGATTGTGCCAACGAGCGAAGATCAGAAGCCACGTGACCCAGTGTCTGAAAACATGTCAGCGTTGGTGGGCAAGCCGATGAAGGCGTTTATCCACCAAGATCACGAAGCACACATTGCGACCCACACGTCGTTCATGCAAGACCCGATGATTGCGCAGACGATTGGCCAGAACCCACAAGCTCAGCAGATCATGGCTTCACTGCAAGCACACATTGCCGAGCACTTGGGTTTCAGCTACCGCAAGCAGATGGAAGAACGCCTTGGTGTCACGTTGCCACCACCAGACGAGCCACTGCCAGAAGATGTCGAGGTTCAACTGTCCAAGCTCATCGCAGATGGTGGCAAGCAGTTGGCCCAGCAGCACCAGCAGCAAGCCGCGCAGACGCAAGCCCAGCAGCAAGCCGCAGACCCACTGTTCCAGTTGGAGCAGGCCAAGGTCAAGGTGCAGGAGATGGAGGTCACTCGCAAGGCCCAGAAAGACCAGACCGATGCAGAGATTGCCGCAGCAAAACTCGTCATGGAGAAAGAGCGCGTGCAGATCGAGGCAGACAAAGAAGCCAATCGTGTCGAGGCACAAAAATCTCAAGCTCAGCAGCGTCTGAAACTTGATGCACTCAAGGTGTTAGCCACACCGAAACCCCAAGGGAAGAAGGAGTAATCCATGGCCAAATCCGTCTTTGACGTGCTTGTAATGAAACATGAGGAAGATGTATCTTCCGCAACCCAGTTTCTGGCAAACGGTGGGGCTAAAGACCTCGCCGAATATCGGGAAGTAGTAGGCAGGATTCGGGGTCTCCAGCTTGCTATCCAAACAACCAAAGACCTTTCGCGCTCTCAAATGGAAGAAGAAGACAATGACTGATCAAGTCGAAAACGCCGTAACTGACGATGAAATGGAAGCCCAGCTTCCAAAGCCTGTTGGGTATCGGTTGCTTGTGGCGCTGCCACAGATTGAAGAAACCATCGGTGAGATGGGCATCATTAAAGCCAAGCAGACCATGCGTGAAGAACGCATCCTGTCTACGGTTGGGTTGGTGTTGGATATGGGCGAACAAGCCTATTCTGACCCCACACGCTTCCCGAATGGCCCATGGTGCAAGGTAGGCGACTATGTTGTATTTGCGTCATACACAGGCACCCGTGTCAGTGTTAATGGCGTTGAGTATCGCCTGATGAACGACGACTCCATCGAAGCAGTCGTGGCCGATCCGCGTGGTGTATCGCGTGCTGGATAAGGAGTAATACATGCCACTTCAAAAAGTAGAGTTTGAATTTCCTGACCCCGATAAGGCGTCGGATAAAACAGACTTTGTTGAAAAAAGCGACGGCAGCTTTGCGCTGAAAGTCGAGGGACGCGCTGCGGATGAAGAAGCCAAGCGCGAAAAGGCCAAGGCGCAAGCCAAGGAAGACGATTTTGACATCGAGGTGGTAGACGACCGCCCCGACGAAGATCAAGGGAAGAAGCGTTCTAAGGCTCCCATGGAGCTTTCCGAAGAGGAAATGGACGAGTATTCCGAGAAGGTGCGAAAGCGCCTGCAACACTTTAGCAAGGGCTATCACGACCAGCGACGTGCAGCAGAGTCTGCCGCCAAGGAACGTGAGGAAGCGTTGCGCTACGCGCAGCAGATCGCTGAGGAGAACAAGAAGCTCAAGGGCACTGTCTCCAAGAACCAAGAAGCGATGCTGGAATCAGCCAAAAAGATGGCTGCTGCGGAGCATGACGAGGCCAAAGTCCAGTACAAAAAGGCTTATGAATCTGGTGAAGCGGATGCCGTGGTCGAGGCTCAAGAAGCACTGACTGCTGCAAAAATGAAGGTTGAGCGAGTAAACAACCTAAAACTTCCCGCTTTACAAGAAGACGAGTATGATGTACAAATACAAACAACCGCCCCAGCACAGTCAGTTGATGACCGTGCCACTGCTTGGCAAGCCAAGAATAAGTGGTTCGGAGATGACGATGAGATGACCAGTTTTGCGTTGGGGTTGCACCAAAAATTGGTCAAACAGGGCGTCAACCCGCGATCTGACGATTACTACGAGAAGATCAACTCTCGTATGCGCCAAGTGTTCCCAGAGTCCTTTGAGGACGATGATGACCACGAGGAGGTGACCGAAGAGCGTCGTCGTAAGACGACAGTCGTTGCATCTGCAACACGAAGTGTGGCCCCTAAAAAGATCACTCTCTCGCGTACGCAAGTTGCTCTGGCTAAAAGGCTCGGAGTGCCACTGGAAGAATACGCCAAACAGGTTGCTATGGAATTGAGGAAACAAAATGGCTGAAAACAGACTTAATCGTGAACTGGAAACCCGTGAAAAAACGGCTCGCAAGAAATCGTGGACTCGTCCCGAGACCTTGCCAACTCCCTTCCCGGAGGATGGCTATGAATTCCATTGGGTTCGCATCAGCACTCGCGGCGAAGCCGACGCCATGAATGTGTCCTTGAAACTACAAGAAGGCTGGGAGCCCGTTAAGGCTGCTGATCACCCCGAAATTTTCGTTGCAGGCGTCGAAAACGACCGCTTCAAGGACAATATCGTGATTGGTGGTTTGATGCTTTGCAAAACCCCCACTGAGTTCGTTCAAGATCGCAACAGTTGGTTCAACAACCAAGCGTCATCTCAGATGAAGTCAGTTGACAACAATCTCATGCGCGAAAACGATCCCCGTATGCCGCTCTTCAATGATCGGAAAACAACGGTGTCTCGTTTTGGTAATGGAACTTAACTTTTTTGGAGTCACAAATGGCTTATCCTACCGTTTCTGCCCCTTACGGGCTTAAACCAGTCAATCTAATTGGCGGTCAGGTGTATGCTGGTTCGACCCGCCTATTGAAGATTGCAAGCGGCTATGCTGCAAACATCTTCTACGGTGATGTGGTCAAGCTGGTTAGCACTGGCACTGTCGAAAAAGACACTGGCACTACAACTGGCACCCCCGTTGGTGTTTTCTTGGGCTGCACCTACACAGACCCTTCGTCTAAGCAACCTCGCTGGAGCCAATACTGGCCCACCGGCACCGTCGCTTCTGACGCACAGGCTTATGTCGTGGATGATCCCGATATTTTGTTTAAAGTTGCTGCTGTGTCGTCTGGCACAACCGTGGCTTTCTACGCGCAAACTGTGATTGGCCTCAACGTCTCCTTGGTGCAGAACTCCGGTTCTACAACCACTGGCGACTCTGCTGTGGCCATTGATGGTTCCGCTGTTGCTACGACTGTTTCCTTGCCTATCCGCATCATTGCTGGTGTGCCTGATACAGCTAACGCTTCTGGTGAATTCTGCGAATTCATTTGCAAGTGGAACATGCCGTACATTACTCTTGCTGAAGGTGCTCCCAACGTTGTTACGTGGGCAGGTGGCCATCAGTATCTCAACCCACTCGGCGTTTAATAAGGAGCTAAATCATGGCTATTTCACGCGCACAGCTACTGAAAGAACTGCTCCCCGGCCTAAACGCTTTGTTTGGTTTGGAGTACAAAAAGTACGGCGAAGAGCACAAAGAGATTTTCGAGACCGAAACCTCTGAGCGTTCTTTTGAAGAAGAAACCAAGTTGTCTGGCTTTAGTGCCGCACCGGTGAAGAATGAAGGTTCTGCACTCCAGTACGACAACGCTCAAGAAGCATGGACTGCACGCTACGTGCACGAAACCATTGCGATGGGTTTCTCTCTGACCGAAGAAGCTATCGAAGACAACTTGTATGACTCGTTGTCCGCTCGATACACCAAGGCTTTGGCTCGCGCCATGGCCTACACCAAGCAGGTTAAAGCTGCTGCGATCCTGAACACTGCCTTTGCTGGCGGCCCCACCTACGGTGACGGTCAAGTTCTGTGCTCGACAGCCCACCCTCTGGTGTCTGGTGGTACCAACAGCAATCGTCCTACTGTCGCTGCCGACTTGAATGAGACTTCCTTGGAAGCCGCTGTCATTCAGATCGCTGGTTGGACAGACGAGCGTGGTTTGTTGATCGCTGCTCAGCCTAAGAAACTGATCGTGCCCCCAACGTTGCAATTCGTTGCAACTCGTTTGTTGGAAACCGAACTCCGCGTCGGCACCAATGACAACGACATTAACGCACTGAAGAACAACAGTTCCATCCGCGAAGGCTACACTGTCAACCACTACTTGACAGACACCAACGCATGGTTCCTGATGACTGACGTGCCTAATGGCTTGAAGCACTTTGTCCGTAGCCCATTGCAAAATGGCATGGACGCTGACTTTGATACCGGCAACAGCCGTTACAAGGCCCGCGAGCGTTATAGTTTCGGTGTATCCGACCCTCTGGGTATCTTCGGTTCCCCCGGCGCTTAAACCGCGTAAAGAAAAGCTCCTTCGGGGGCTTTTCTTTTTTGGTATTTGGTGTATATTTGAATCACTCCGGGAATTCCGGTGCATCAAACTGTCCCGGCAGACGACATACCGATTGATGCACTTCACTTGTATGTAAGGAACCTATCATGGGAATCGCAACTCACCTCGGCCCGTGGCTGCTTGGCACAACACGTTACACGACTGGCACAGACGCTGCTACTACACGTAACACCGGCGCAACTATCGTCTCTCAAGACAAAGCCGTTGCCTACAACGACGCTGATGCCACTACAGCATTCTGTCTTCCTGCTGGCTCACGCCTCGTGAGTTTGCAATTCATTACCATCGACGCATTTGATGCCGCTACGACAATCACATTGTCTTTGGCTGGTACAGCCATCACTGGCGCAACAACTGTGACTGACGCAGGTCTGGTTACTTTTGCTCCTGTGGCTTCTGACGCTGTGGCAACACTCTGGTCAAACACTGGCGCAATTGATAAGTTGTTGACATACACAGTGGCACAAGGCGCTTCCACAAACGGCGCTGGCGTGTTGGTGGTGAACTACGTGGTTCGCAACTCTGACGGTACGATGTACCAATCGTCACAGCAAGTGTAATCAACCCAAGGGGCTTCGGCCCCTGTTCTAAAGGAGATTGATTATGGGTATGCAAACTGACGTAATAGCCAAATCAATGGCTGCATCAGGTTCTGTTTTTGGTGACCGCACTCGTGTGCGCGGAGCCTTAGTTGAGCCCGGCACGGGTGCAGGTAGTGTCGCCTTTAAAGACGGCGGCTCTGGTGGCACCACCCTGTTTACCATCAACACTATTGCCAACGGCGAACCGTTTAGCGTGGTTATTCCAGCGCAAGGCGTTTTGTTTGAAACAGACGTTTATGTTGTGTTGACGGACGCTAAAGTAACGGTGTTCTATGGCTAAGAGTCCAGCATGGCAACGGAAAGAAGGGAAGAGTCCGAGTGGAGGGCTCAACGCGAAAGGTCGCGCCTCCGCAAAGAAGCAGGGGATGAATTTGAAACCTCCTGCACCCAACCCCAAGACCAAAGCCGACGCAGGGCGTCGCGCCTCCTTCTGCGCTCGTATGAGCGGTATGAAAGAGAAGCTGACATCCGAGAAGACTAAAAAAGACCCAGACTCGCGGATCAACAAGAGTTTAAGAGCGTGGAAATGTTAGATTTCAACACTGCATGGTCAGCTATCCTATCCTTGGTGATCGGATTGTTTGGCTATATGATGAATGAAAAGTTCAGGGAACTGACTCGCATTACGATCTTGCTGAACAAAACCCGTGAGGAGGTTGCCCGTGATAACGTCACTCAAGCAGAAGTGGATCGAATTACGAACCACATTGACCAACGCTTTAATAAACTTGAAGCAAAAATTGACCAGCTTATTCAAGCGGGGAGATAAATAATCATGTTTAACAGTAAAGACGACAAAGCGCCCACACCCCCACCCCCACCACGCCGAGACGAAGGCACCCCAAATTTTGACGGGAGTGCCTCATCGTTGGGTAGCAGCCTTCGTGATGCCGTAAGCATTCCTCTTGGCGGTGGTACGTTGGAGCCAGCTAAAGTTGGCAAAGGGTATGGGGTCAGATGGTCTAAGAAGTTTGATAAGGGTGGCAAAGTTGGTTCTGCTTCTAAGCGTGCTGATGGAATTGCTCAACGGGGTAAAACCAAGGGCAGGTATTTGTAATGCCCTCGGTTAGCCCAGCGCAAAAGCGTTTGATGGATGCGGCGGCTCACAACCCTGCGTTTGCCAAAAAAGTCGGTGTGCCTACCAAGGTCGCCAAAGAGTTTAGTCAGGCCGATAAAGGCCGTAAATTTGAAAGAGGTGGTGAGATGAAAGAATCAAAAGCCATGGCCAAGAAAGAAGTTGGCTTCATGAAAAAGGCTGGCGCACCCAAGTCTATGATCAAGCACGAAAAGGCTGAAATGATGGGCATGAAATCAGGCGGTGCCGTGTTCCGTAAAGCCGCTGATGGCGTTGCTAAAAAAGGCAAAACCAAAGGCACACAAATCGCAATGAAGAAAGGCGGGAAGTGCTGATGAAAAAACGTAAATTCAACGACGGCGGCATCTATACTGCCGAGATGGGGAAACCCCCACAAGACATTGACGGAGCATCTGTACGTATGAAAAAGCCAATGCCCAAGCCTCCTATGGCCATGAAGAAACCCATGCCCAAGAAGCCAATGATGCCAGTTGCTCCTAAGCCACGTGGTGCAGCACCCGATGAGTCTGTGATGCCTGCTCCCGCTTTCAAGAGTGGTGGCTCTGTAGGCTCTGCATCTAAGCGTGCTGACGGTTGTGCTGTTAAAGGCAAAACCAAAGGCACCATGATTGCTATGAAGGGTGGCGGTTACGCCTGCTAATCATGAGAGCAAGTCGCGGTATGGGGATCATTAACCCAGACAAAATGCCCAAAGCCAAGGTGAAGAAACGCCGTGACAACACGGACTTCACCGAGGATGGGCAGGTGCGTCAGCGCCGCGACGACACAGACTTTCTTGAGTACGCTGAGGGCGGCAAAGTTAACGCCGCTGGAAACTACACCAAGCCCAGTTTGCGCAAGCGAATCGTGTCTCAGGTGAAAGCGGCGGCTACGCAGGGCACCGGTGCAGGCCAATGGTCAGCCCGTAAAGCCCAGCTTGTGGCCAAAAAATACAAGGCCGCTGGTGGGGGGTACAGAGATTGAAAGCTCCACAAAAATCGCTCAAAGATTGGGGTGACCAGAAGTGGCGCACCAAGTCTGGCAAGCCGTCGAGCAAGACGGGGGAGCGGTATTTGCCTGAAGCTGCCATAAAATCTTTGTCACCTGCTGAGTACGCCGCAACAACCAAAGCAAAGCGTGCCGGTAAAGCCGCAGGCAAACAGTTTGTAGCCCAGCCTAAAACGATTGCAAAGAAAACAGCGGGGTATCGGTAAATGAGCACTTCAGGCACCTCTATTTTTAATCTCGAATTTACTGAGATCGCAGAGGAGTCGTGGGAGCGTGCTGGCCGCGAGTTGCGCACTGGCTATGACCTGCGCACTGCTCGTCGTTCAATGAATCTGATGACTATTGAGTGGCAAAACCGTGGCATCAACATGTGGACGATTGAGCAAGGGGTGATCAACCTCGTGCAAGGCGTCAACACCTACGCGCTACCTAACGACACCATCGACTTGATGGAACATGTCATTCGCACGGGTGCGGGCAATGTGTCTACACAATCTGATCTCTCGATCACGCGCATCAGTGTTTCCACGTACGCGACAATCCCAAACAAGTTACAGCAGGCACGCCCAATCCAAATCTGGATTCAGCGCATGTCGGGCCAAGAAAGCCTGACTGCTGGCCTGTTGTCATCCACGATCAATTCAACTGCTACCACTATCACCCTGAGTGACGTGACGGCTTTGCCAGCCGCAGGCTTCATCCGTCTGGACAGTGAGATCATCAGCTACGGGTACATCACAACCGTTGTGGGCAGCACGCAAGGAACGCTCTCCAACTGTGGCCGTGGCCAACAAAATACTTTCCCTGCTGCGCATACCGCAGGGGCTGCGGTGTATTGGCCTCAAGTGCCCGCTGTGACCGTCTGGCCGACCCCAGATCAAGGCACCGCAGCCGCACCCTACTACCAGCTTGCATACTGGCGCATGCGCCGCATCCAAGACGCTGGAGCAGGTGTTGAGACCGCAGACATGAACTTCCGGTTCCTACCCGCTGTAACGGCTGGTTTGGCCTATCACATTGCCATGAAGGTGCCCGAGTTGGAAAACCGCATCCCAATGTTGAAGGCCGCATACGACGAGCAGTTTGACTTGGCAGCAGGAGAGGATAGAGAAAAGGCTGCGATTCGGTTTGTGCCGCGCCGCTCCTACATTGGGGGTGGCTAATGGGAAACCGTTTTGCCTCCGGCAAGATTGCAATTGCGATCTGCGACCGTTGTGGTTTTCAGTTCCGTCTGCGCGAGTTGCGCGAACTGATTATCAAGACAAAGCAGGTCAACATGTTGGTCTGCCACGATTGTTGGGAACCTGATCAACCTCAGTTGCAGTTGGGTATGTACCCTGTGGATGACCCGCAAGCATTGCGGAACCCACGCAAGGATAATACGTACTACCAGTCGGGTACAACCGCAATTGGGTCGATTGGCGAAGGTAGTCGGAACATCCAGTGGGGATGGAACCCTGTAGGAATGTCCCGAGGTTTTGACTCTGAACTTACACCAAATAACTTGGTGGGAGTCGGACAAATTGGTACAGTAACGGTTGTGATCACATAAGGAGTCATCATGGACAAAAAGACAGTGAAGGCGATTGCCGACAAAGAAGTTTCAGCGCATGAGAAACGCATGCACAAAGGTGTGGCTAAGTTCGCCAAAGGTGGTGTAACTGGCTCGTCAATGAAGGCTTATGGCCGTAACGTAGCTCGCGCAATGAATCAGCGCGGCGCTGGTCGTGGAGGCTAACATGGCCAAGTACAGTCACAAAATGATGGGTAAAGAAGTTGGCGCTGCCAGCGTCTACGCCGAGCCACACACAATGAAGGGTAAGCCTGTCAAGATGTCAAGCAACCCCGGCAGTGGGCCAGATCACAGCAATTTAAACACTGTGAACATGTCTGTTGGAAACATCTACAAACGCGATGATGCTGGCCCCAAAACCAGCGGCATTCTTGTGCGTGGTGGCAAGGCTCAGACTAAGGGCAAAATGGCCCGTGGCCCCATGGCCTAAGAGGTAGCTCATGAACTACACCGAGTTGTGCACCAACATCCAAAACATCTGCGAGAACGAGTTTTCTACGCAGGAGTTGGCTATGTTCACCGAGCAGGCTGAGCAGAAGATTTACAACACGGTGCAGATTCCGGCTATTCGCAAGAACGTCACAGGCGCGATGACGGCTGGTAACAAGTACCTCCAGATTCCGTCTGACTTCTTGTACGTGTATTCGCTGGCCGTGATCAAGTCCGATGGCGAGTATCACTACTTGATTGACAAGGATGTGAACTTCATCCGTGAAGCGTATCCACGGGACGTAACTGCTACGCGCACGACTCCCAAGTATTACGCCATCTTCGATGCTTCTGCGTTCATTGTTGGCCCTACACCTGATCAGTCGTACAGCGCAGAGTTGCACTACGGCTATTACCCTGAGTCTATCGTCACAGCAGGCACCACATGGCTGGGCACTGAGTTTGATTCTGCTCTTTTGAACGGCGCACTGATTGAGGCTATTCGCTTCATGAAGGGTGAGCCTGACATGATTGCAGTTTACGAAAAGCTGTACGTTCAGGCACTCGGCCTCTTGAAGAATTTGGGTGACGGTAAGTTACGTACAGACACGTATCGCACTGTTCAAGTTCGCAATCCAGTAAGTTAAGGAGTTTAGAAAATGGCAATCACACAAGCAATGTGCACATCGTTCAAAGTTGGCATTCTTAGCGCCGATTTTGATTTTGATACAGGCACAACTCAAGTTTTTAAAATCGCGTTGTTTACGTCA